CTACGAACAGGCGATCACGGCCCGATACGGGACCGTCGAGCCGATGCTTGTCGCGGCGCGCGGTGGGTATCGCTACAACCTCCCTGGGACCGAGCCTGAGATCATTGGTGGCGGCGCACCATTCTACTTGACCTACCAGGACGTGTTGCAACGACAGGCCCAGGCCGCGGCGCAAGGTGGATTGCCGGTGCCAGTCCAGGCGCTTGGGTATTTTGAGCGGGTCTGGGGAATCAATGCCGGAGAACTTGGGGCCTTCACGCGCGGTTTCCGGCCAGGGTACGGATACGAAACGACGGGGCTGGACCTGCGCAGCGCTCCGACCCTGATCTTGCAAGAGGCCGTGCGCGCGGGGACCGCGGCGGGACTCGCATCGAGCGAAATGCCCCGGATGCTCCAGGAGCAGGTGCGGATCACGGAGCGTGCGGCCCAGATGGGGATGAGTGTCTCGCCGTACTTCGTGACGAACGTCCTGCAACAGGCGGCGGCAGGCGGAATCCAGGGGCGGGCGGCGATGGGCCTGCCAGGCGCGATCCAGCAGGCACAAATGGGCCTTCTACAGCGCGTGACGGGCATGGTCATGCCCCAGGATACGATTCAGGCGATGCTCATGGGCGAACTGGCGACAGAGGCAGGCGGGAACCTTGAGCAGATGGCCGCGCTCGCAGAGGACCCACGGGCGGTCAACGAGATCATCCGTCGCGCGGGGCGGAGGGTAGGGCCTCTCGCTCCATTCTTCTACGCCGGGGCCTTGCAGGTGGCCCCATCGCTTGGACGGCGCTGGGCGGCGGCACCAGAGGTGCCAGAGCGCGTGGCCCCACCACCCACAGAACCACGGGATGTCGGTGTAGCGCTACAAGAAGCATTCACGAGTCTCGTTGCGCGCGTGCTCCCAGAAGCCGCACCAGCGGCAATGGAGCGTCGGGCACTGGTGGAATCCATGCAGCAGACCGCCGTTGCCTGGGACCAGGTGCGTACCTACACGGAGCAGTTGAGCGCTACGATGGCCATGGTGATCGCGATCATGCGGGAGTTCGCGGCGGACGATGTGCGGGCTGGCTTTGGGGAGCTGGCCCGTCTCGCAAGACGCCTTGAGAGCGTGCGGGAGGGCACTATACGCCCGAGGACGGAATGACATGGCCGAATACCCACAGCAGCCTATCCTTGCCCTGCGCATCGGTAATGGCGCGGAGCCACCGAGCAGCGTCCGTTCCTTCGTGGGGCAGATCGTCCGCGCGGATGTCGCCGTCGGATACCGGTCGTCGTTCTCCTGCGAACTCCGCTTCGATCCGCAGGACGCCGATGGTATCACGCAGATGGAGTCCGTGCGCCCGATGGACTGCGTGCGGTTCACCGCGAGTCGCGGCGATCAGCGCCTCGTCACCTTCTTGGGATTCGTCACCCAGGTGACCCGTGCGGACCAAGCACTACAGAACGGGGCGATCACCTGGACCTACCGACTCGATGCGCGCGGATATGGGGAGGTCCTTGACGAGACCACGTTCTACCTCCCGACGGGGATGGTGGATGGGCGTCATCCAGGGATACTCCCATACGTCGAATGGCAGGAGGGCCTACCGCAGCGCTTCGTGCAGACGGTCCGCGATGGTGATCTGTCGGGGTTCGTCCGTGGTATCCTTCAAGAACTCTTGGAGGGTCTGTATCCCGTTGATCAGACACCCCTACTCGCGCTGATGTCCTTTGGACGCATCGCGCCAGTACGCGGCCTGTCCTACGACGCCGGCAACATTGCCGGTCCAGGCTTCACGCTCTCCGAGCTCTTGTCTCGCGTGATCTCCCCAGACCTTCACGAGTTCTTCTGGGATTACGATGGGGAGCGTCCGGCACCCGTCTTCCGCGCGCATCCACTGGTCCGTCGGCGCCCGCGCGAGGTCACGGAGCTCCCATTGGATGTCATCCGCGCGATGCAGATCGCGCGTCCGGCAGTAGACCGCCCAACGGCCTGGGCGCCAGCCGGCCTTGCATCCTTCATCTATTCGAGCAACCTGATGACCACGCTTGGGATGGGGTCCTTGATGCCTGTCGTCGAGACGCCGCTCTTGAACCGGTACGGGTTCCACATGCGCCAGAACCAGGACCCGCTGTTTGCGAGCGCAGGGACGAAGGCGGGGATCGCGGACCTGTTCGCGGCGGCGCTCCGTCGAATGTTGGAGTCGCGGGAGGCCCATTGGTACGACGCTGAGCGGCCCAGCGGGGCGGTGACACTGAAAGCGGCCCAGCCGGTCCAGCCTGGGAACTGGTACAGGGTCCGGTTGTCGCGGCCCGTGCAGTTCCGCGCGCAGGACACCTCCGAATACCGCAAGGGGCGCGAGCGGTACACCTTCATGAGAACGGACGCGATGCTCGTGTACGCGACCTCCGTCCGCCAGGCGTTCTCCGTCCTGCCTGATGGCAAGGTGATCAGCGAGACGCGCATCGAGTACCAGCACGGGAGCCCTGATGCAGCCCTCCCCGTACCAAGCGTACCGAAGGTCGTTGTGACCACGCAGCCTACCAGTGTGCGATGGAAGCCGGTGAACGGAATCGTGCTCGCCGGCACGCGGTATCCGGCGCCATTCGCGGTGATCTACGAACTGAATCGTGATGCGGTGCCTGGGTTCACGGGATTCCACGCGCGCACCACGACGATTACACATCCGCTTCAAGGAATCGTCGTGCATCATTCCGCGGCGGCCAGCGCAGACACCACTCTCGATGCGCTGATCGGACGCAACGTATCCACGCATTTCATCGTTGGTCTTGACGGGGCCATCTATCAACTGCTCGACCCCGTGTACTACGTGGCGCATCATGCGGGGCATTACAACCCCCGCAGCATCGGGATCGATCTCGTCGGTGGCCCAGCGGAGGCGGATGGCCCAGGCGTGGAGTTCACGGCGGTGCAACGCGAAGCCCTGATCGTGCTGATCAACTACCTGATCACGCAGCCGGCCACGGAGATGAACGATGTTGAAGGAATTCGCATGGTGATCCCATATTACCGCAACGGAATCCCGACGCAGCAGTGGCGAAAGTTTGCGGGTCTCGCGGGCTTCCCGATCCTCCAGGTGCCAGGCGTCTACGCCCACAACCAACTGGCCGATGACCGCTGGGACCCGTGCCTCCCGAAGACGACGTTCGAGACGCGCGGGCACTGGTGGGAAGAGTTCGCGAAGATGCTCAAGCAGTCGTGGGGGCAGACATGAACCTCGTTCTTGGTGTCGTGCTTCGCATCTACCGTGCCCCCGCCTCCGACTACTCTGGGCGAGTCGCCGATGTTCTGACCCTTGACCGCCAGATACTCCGGAAGGTTCTGGTCCCCGATATCGGTGGGGGTGGCCCGTGGCAGTCGGGGTTCATGGCCCTGGCTCAGTGCCAGGAGTCGGAGAGGAAGGCGATCATGGCGGCGCTGGAGCGGGGGGAGAATCCCGACGTGTACCGAGCGTCCGGGGCCTTTGTCCTCGTTGCCGAAGTCCAGCGCACGGCGCAGTATGTCATCGTCCAGGTGTTGCGCCATCCAATGGCCCCGCGAGACACGATTCCGGAGCCAGAGGAGAGCGTGCCCCAGGTCACATCCGTGCCCCCGACCTTGCCGCTCGATGCCGTCCCAGAACAGGTTCCGGAGCCGCCAGCGGACGCTGACCGCGACCTCTACACGGCCTTCTACACGTCTGGCTACTCCGACGGCGTATCGCGGCGTTTCGCGGGAGAACCCGAACCATCGGAACGGGACCTCGAGGACCTCTGCTCCCTCGCCCAAGATCAGCGCTGGGATGGGACGACACAGACGTTGACCGTGTATGGGCGGGCCTGGTCACAAGGCGTCAAGGACGGGTATGGAGCGACCCTTCCACCGCCGCCAGAGACGACGGCGCCCGTGGACGGATACGAGCGCGAGGACAGCGCAAGCACCGATACCGAGGGCGGCACGGAGCGTGCCGCACCTCAGGAGCCGGACACGCACTACTTGGAGGTTCAGGGCGTGCGGGTCCGCGTGGACCGGTCCGGTGTCCTGATAGATGCGCGCGACTCGCAGGGCGTTGTACGGGTACAAGGCGCCCTCAAGATCATCGTCGGGGAGACCGTGGTCACCATCGAGAACGGGCAGGTCGTGGTACAATGCGACCGTGTGGACCTTGGTGCAGAGGGCGGCAAGAAGGTGCTGACCGAGGACGCAACATGCTGGTACACGGGCGGCACGCATCGTGCCACCCAGGACCGTGTACGCGCCAAGTAGGAGGTGGCCGTGGCGCTCGCATCGAAGACCGAGCAGGTCGTCTCGCAGGTGGTCAACGAGTTGAAAGCGAAAGACATCAACGTTGGGGGGGCCGATGGGATACGCACGCTGATCGCCGCGATCCTCAAGGCCCTTGACCAGAACCCGCCCATCGCGCCGCCAGGAACGGGGGGCGGGCCGTGTAAATGGCCATGAGCGATCCGCAACCCACAGACCTGATCCCGATCCACTACGTGCTGGCAACACAGGGGGGTTATGCCTTTCCCCGCGCCATGCGCACGGGAAGCAAATCCCTTCAAGGATACCAGCCGTTGATGGCGCCAGACACCACGGCGGTCCGTGCGTTCACCGTGCTCCCTTGGGTCACGGGCGTCCAGTGGCAACTCCAGGCCGCGGTCGCCGTGACCCCGACAATGGCCCAGATCGTCGTCGAATCCGCCGGCTACCGGATTGGGCAGGTGCAGATCGTCGGGGAGGTCGGATACGCGAACCTCGTGACGCAGGGCACCTCCGGCAACGGGGTCATCGAGCATCCGACCGTCCAGTATCTGCGAGACGTGTTCACGATGCTTCAGGACGCGGCTAAAACAGGGCAACGCCTACGCCTCTATGGGATCACCGAGGGGCTCGCGTGGGAGGTCGTCCCCCAGACGTGGATCACGCCGCGCCAGAACGCGAATCGGATGGGAATCTCCTACCAGATCACATTGCAGGTTGTCGGGGTCGTTGCGTTCGACCTCCAAACCCCGCAAGAGACCACACCGCAGAGGCAAGCGCGCGAGCGGGCCTGGTATGAGCGCGCCCAAGATGCGCTCAATACAGCGCGTGATGCCATCGCAAAGGCTCAGGAAGCCCTGCGGAAGGTCCAGGCCGTCGTGGACCGCGCGACGATGGCCATCTACACGATCCAGGGTGCCGTTCAGGACATCGCGCACCTCGTGCAGACGGGAATCGGGCTCCTCTACGCCCCAGCACGCACGGTCCAGCGCGTCCTCGACACGGTCTACCAGATTCAGACGCAGTCCGTTTCCATCGCCTACAGCCTCATCCGACTGTGGCGCTCCGCGTTCGGTTTCGCGGACCTGCACTACGGTCCGCGGTCGCCAGAGTCCATCCCACGCCCACTGTCGGCCACAGACCCACAGAGGCTTGCCTTTGTAGACGTTCTGAACCTTCTTGACGTGGCCCCGAATATGGCAGGCACAATGTGGGATGCCGCGATCCGCACGGTCCGCCCATACGAAATCCACCGCGTTGCTTCCGGCGAGAGCCTTGCGCACATCAGCCTGAGGTACTACGGGTCCACGGACGGGGAGACAGACATCCTCGATGCGAACGAAGCGCTCCGCACCTACGGGCTCATCCCAGGGATGACCCTTGTGATCCCAAAGCGTGGGAGGCAGACCGAGGAGGTGATCACAGCGCCGTCCCCAGAGGAAGGAGAAAGGGCGCCTGAGAACCGCGACTACGGACGCGACCTCCGTCTCGCGGATGGCGACCTTGTCCTCGATGCGGCGGGTGACCTGGCGTTGGTTGACGGGCGCGATGCACTGCTCCAGTCGTTGCTCGTGCGGCTTTCCACCCAACGTGGCACCAACCCGTTCTACCCACGGCTTGGTCTGTCCGTGCAACCAGGGAGCGCGCTGACCGCTGATCGCGCCGCGGACCTCGCGATCTCCGCACGCGAAACCGTGCTCGCAGACGACCGCGTCACCGCCATCCGCTCACTGGCCCTGTCGGATGGTGGCAATGGACTCGTCCTCGATATCGGCGTAGATTCGCATGGGGAGGCCCTGAGAGTATCTTGGGGCGTGTAGGGCACCGAAATGCGAGACTACCGCGACATCGCCGGCCTCATCCTCAACAGGATGCTTCTCTCCCAACCGAATCCGCCAGTCGGGGTCCGGCCTGGGGGAGTACTGGACCAACTGGCGCTTGCCATCGGCCACGAACTCGCGGCCCTTGAACGCCAGGTCTGGGCATTGCGCGATGCGCGCCTCGTCGAGACAGCGGACATCGAGGGGCTGTCGGTCCTCGCACGGGAGTACACGGGAACTGGCCGCAAGGGTCCGGTCGCCGCAGTCGGCCAGGGACACTTCCTGCGGGATATCCCAGGTGAGGCGCTCATAGTCGAGGCTGGGCAGAAGGTCCAGGCGGAGGGCGGCATGATCTACGAGACGCTGGCCTCTGCCTACTTCGCACCCACAGACACGGAGTCCTCGGATGTGCCCTTCCGCTGCACCATCCTCGGACCCGACGGGAACCTGGCTGTCTCGCAGGCCGGCACCTGGAAGGTTGTTGCGCCGCCGGCGGGGGTCACGGGCTTCGTTCAGACCGCCGACGCTCTCGGTGGGGACGTTGCGGAGACCGCCGAACAGGTCCGTGCCCGTATCCGCGCCTGGCGCTCTGGGTTCCGCTCCGCGACACCAACCGGTCTCAAGGCTGTCGCCTACTCGACCGAGTACGAGGGCCAGCGCGTCGCCTACGCGGTCTATGATGACCAGGCGGCCATCCTCTATGTGTCGGACGCCGCGGGGCTCCTGGACCAGCGCGCGTCCGTCGAAGCCTTGCAGGTGCTCGTGGAGTCGGCGCTTGGC